ATTTGCGTCGGTAGCGGCTTGCATCATGCTCGCATCACCAGCATCAGCGCCATCAGCGCCATCAATACCGTCTTCCAGCATGGCACCATCGTCCTCTGCCAGAAGAGAATCCAGCGGAAAAGTGTCACCCTGTTGGGCCGTGGGATCTTCCGCAATGTCCTTCATGAGCTTCGCCATTGATTTACCTCCGTTTTTAATGAGTTTTCCAATCTGATCAAGAAATTGAATTCCCTGAGAAACATCTTTTGTAAGTCCTTCGCTTTCCTGATCTTCTACCTTTTTATTATCACTTTCTGTATTACCACTTTCAAGTGACTCCGGTTGAAGACCATCAAAAGCATTCAAATCCTGTAGCGACTTCATAACAGCCCCGATAAAACCAGTACGGGGATTCGCAGCCATTTCCTTGCGGGTGCAAGCCAAATGGTCAAGTGCAACCTTATTAATCTGGCGAACCATCTTGCCGGATTTGTCAAAGGCTACACCAATAGCATCTTTTTCTGTGTGGGGAACGGAACCGCCGATACTGAGCTGCTTCTTGCATCCGCCGTCGGCAACTTCCTTGTAGAGGGAACGGGCTTCGGGGAAGGAATCATCGAGTTCAATATCAACCATGACCTTCCAGAACGGAGAACCGTTCTTGTCCTTGTCCATGATGAGGTTTGCATCTACTGTACGTCCAAAACCAAATGTAGAACGGTGATTATCAATAAGGTCTACGCCTTTCTTGAATTGATCCACCATCCCCTGCAAGGCTTTTTGTGTCATCTGATCGTTTTCCAGATCGGTAAGGCTGTCACTGACAATTGCTGTGACGTGCGGCTTGCCGTTATCATCTGTATACGCCTTGGACAGATTGGTTATGGCTACCCATTTCGCCAAATCAGCCATATCTGACTCCTTTTATTAACTAACCAATGTCTTGAGAAGAAGTTCCGCCATCATTTTCTTCTCTACCGGGAGATTACTGCTCTCGATAGAAGCGAATATCTTCATAAGTTCAATGTTACCATATTGTTTGTGGCTTGCGCCACCATCGGCATCTTCGGTAAGGTCTTTGTTTTCCTGCTCCGGCGGCTGATCTTGGTCTTGGGCTTCACCATCTGCATCGCCAAGTCCGCCGAAAAGTTCATCCAGACCCATACCGTCACCACCCATATCACCACCGCCACCCATGCCATCCATACCGGGAATTCCCGGCATACCACCACCTCCGGGTTGCTGCTGGCCTTGCTGTTGTACCTCAGCCATCCGCTTTTGGTAGATTTCCTCGTTCTTCCAGTCATCTTTTACCGCTTCGGACTGGTGGAGGGTCATCTGAGCCATACTGACCTGAATTGGCTTGTTTGCAAAGGCATAATCCGTCGGATATGGGTCTTTACCAATGGATTCACGCAGTTCATTCGGAGTAAGGGCTCCCAAAGCAGCATAGGTCTGGTCCATACGGGCCAAATCCAGAGGATCTGTGAGCTTCATCCGTTCAAACCGGAATGTTACTACGATGTCTTCCGCCGGGAGCTGAAGGATGGACGGAACCAACTTTTGATTGATAATGTATTCTTTTTCAAGCCGATCCGGTTCAAATTCCTGCTCATTGGTGATTTCACGGGAAGTAGCAGCACTTGCGCGGTTTGTAGCATCTGATGCAAAGAATACCTGACCAATACCAAAGCATTCCCGGATCTCTTCATCATTGGCTTCCCGATAGGTCTGGAAGCTGGCATCCTCGGTAACCCCAACGGTAAGCGGCTTGAGATCAATACTGGGGCCGGTATTACCCTTATCAAACCCGGCACCATCGGTATCCCCCTGAATAACAAGGCATGTATGGGCTTTTTCAACCCCCATGGCCTTGCCTTTGAAGTAATCCTCAATCTGTTGCAGGGTTTCTGTACTGAGCTTCCCGCCGGATACCATAAGAGCCATACGGGGTACAGCATCATTCTCGAAAAACTTGACGTTCCGGATAGCCGCGAACCGATTTCCCGTAATGGCCGGGGCCGCGCTGACATAGCGGGGTGCGCCATACCAGTAATTCATCGGGGTGTAGATACGGAAATGGATGATCTCTGTAGCGAGGTCATCATCCTCGATTTCTTCATCCGTACGGAAATAATCACCTGTGGTGGCCGACATCGGAGCGGTATCGCCGAATTCCTTGAAGTATGCCTTGTCGTTCCCTTGAATCTGGACGAATCCCTTAACTTCTTTCTCCCCATCATCCCCGCTGACAACCCGCTTACGCATGGTAATCGACGGAACATGATAGATAGCTGTTATGAAGCCAAAACGGTTCCGGACAATCTCCAGATACCCGTTTCCAGTGGATTCTTCGTCTACCTTGAGGTTATAGAAGATGGAGTTGGTCGGCATATCATCGTTTGGCTTGGTAAACACCCGGTCAAGGATCATTGTCTGCCGTTTTACCGTCTCAAGGATACCAGCTTCGGTTTCCTTGGTTATCTTGACCTTGGGTTCAATCCGCCAGCCCAAACCCAGAGTATTACGGGCATAAGTCCGGATAGACCGCCCCAATCGGGTGTTATTCTCAACCGTGGCGGCCCAGATTTCAGGATTATACTGGGGTTCTACATACTCACCACCGGCTAATTCCTTGAAGGGATCACCGGTGAGCTGTCTGGATGGAGAAGCCCCTACATCCTTGTACACCTGTTTGCCAGTCCGGTTATCCCGGTACTGGGACGGGCGTTTATCATTCCGCTTTGAGAGATAGAGCTGACCAAGGATACCTTCCATGGTTTCGGCAGACGTGTCTCCGAGTTTCATCTTCTCAATCGGGGTTAGTTCAAGGGCATCTTCTTCTGACATTATCCGATATTATCCTCATAGACAATACGGACTGCGCTGTCCGCCGTAATAGTACACGTCACAACGGTATTCCCCATGGTAATCGGAAACGGAAAGTCCGCCGTCGGAAGAATGCATTCGTCTGAAAACGCTACCGCATCCATGATGGTATACATGAAAGGGCCGCTACCACAGGTCAACGTAATTGTTCCTGCTTTTGCTCCAAGGATGGTCAAGATACGCCAAGCGGTAGCCGAGCATGATTGCCTCGGCCCCACTTGTTGCGTTACTGGAACAGCTCCGGGTGCAAAAACATCCTGCACAACCACAGACATAGCTGACTCCCTTTAGTAAATGAACGTGAGGTACTTGAGCGGGCCACGAGCCGCCATAGCAACTTGGAATGCCGGGAAGTCGGCGGCAGCGGCTGTAATCGCATACAGATCCTGCACTTCTTGGGCAATAGCAACCACGGCATCGCGGGTTACTTGCATATCCCCAAGACCTTCCGAATAGTTACCCTTGATGGTAACAACCTGATCGTCGCCAAGAACCTTTTTGTGAGACTGACTCATCATGAGCTCCTTTTTCTTCATAAACAAAGTGAACGAAAACACTTATACCATTTAATGATACATTATCAATAGGTTACATTCAAGAAGGGAGGTCTTCTCCGATATTATCCCGAAGTATCCGCCATGTTCCAGAGTTATAGGCTTCATCCCAGAATATCAGATCACCCGCCTTGAGGTCTATACTGGTAATGGGACAAGTAAAATCGGCGGATACCAGAAAAGAGTACCCAGTGTAGAGCACCCGCCGATCCGGTATTGAGGATGGGGCGGAGGCTATTCCGTGTAATTCAAGTGGGTAATCGCAAGGGGTACTCATTTAGTATCCTAGCTTATAGTAATGGTAATCTGTTCCGTCGGGGGTGCTACACAGTCTTGTAGAAAATCAATTACGTGTGTTCCTACGGGTGAAGCTCCCGGTATGACAACACCATGTATGGCACAACAACCGCCGGTTCTTTCTGCGGTAAATACCCACTGGTTCATTCCAATGTCTTGAACAAGTGTGACATTTATGCTACCCCACGCATAGGGTTCGCCGATAAACTCCCACTGTCCCTCAAAAACTTTGGAGAGAACATATGGTTTCGGATATTGGTAATGTGCAGGGATAACCCATCCGCAATAGCCACCGGATGCGCCGGGAGGTGCAGGATCTCCCCAGTCTCTACCGGTTGGTGAAAGGTCTGGAAATGACACGCTATAGGCAACCTCGGGGCATACCGGAACATATACGGGATCTGCCGGGGGATCTGCTGTCAACGTAGTCATTGTGCATGATAGACCGTCGCATACCCACTCGGATTCTGGACCTGTTTTGTCTACACCAGAAAGAACAACCGTCCAAGTAAAGGTGCTACAGGAATAGGTAGCCGTCCAGTGATAGTAGTCCGGGACTATGATACATTCCGGTAACTCCCACCAATCTCCATTATTCCAAATAATCGTCTGTCCTTGAACAAAAGACTTACCGGTGTTGGTCTTTTCCGGGTTAATATCTGATACATCCGCCGCGATTGTCAGTACCATTCCATCCCGGACAAGCAACATTGACGGAAACTCATTGGAATTTGTGATAGGCCCACGATAGCACAAGGGTATCCGGTACCCGACAACATCAAAGATGTTCTGTGTTTGTAGGACGGTTACCATACCGGAACGAATCAGGGGTTGTACCGCCGCGTTACCCAGATGGGATATATACGCACTAAGACACCCCGGATAGAGTGTTTCTCCCGAAGGTAAGTCTAGAATATTTTTTGAGCTATTGTATAGATACATAATACTCCGCCTTATGCACCACCATAGGCACAGATAGGGGCTGTAAAGCCGTCCGCTGGGATGCCGCTCGCGATATAAAGCATATCATTAGGATCATCAATTCTGGCGGAACCTTTACTTATGCGGAGCTCATCAATCCACCCACGATAATCATGACTGGTGTCTTGCTGTGTGCCAATGGACAGATACCGCCCTGCTGGTGCATTCAAAGTGATTGCACTTGTGCCACTCGCAGCGAGGATACCATCAACAAAGAGGTAAAAGTTGGTATTTTTCCTGCACGCCATGACATGATGCCACGAACCATTAACAACATTATGGCCTGAACTTGATATGTTTACATCCCATGCTACCCCGGCAGTTGCTATAAACCCTACTTCTCCCGCCGGTGTAACTTCAAGCCCTAGTACCATATCTGCCATACTGAGTACGGCAGCACGTATGAAGAGGAGTGAGGAATAAGTAGCCGATGGAATATCTTTTCTCATTTGAAGGTCGATACAAAAATCCCCCGACCCGAAGTCAAAATCAGGATCTTCTACCGGGCCTGACACGGAGTCTCCGGAACCGCCAAGCAGCATAGCACCGGTACCGAATTTTTGAGCCGCTGTGTCAATCTGGGCGCTCCCAACCGCTGTCATTGCATGTGCGTAGGTGCTTGAGTCGGTAAATACGTTTGTGCCATCCACACCATCACAATGCAGCATAAGAATGGTGTAGATATCAACGCCAGAATCGCACTTATCCGGAATATTACCGCAGTAGACAAACCAGCTACTACCGGTATACATAGCAACCCACCCGGCATCCATTGTGATTCTTTCCGGTGTGACACAGGATTCAGAGGCCACCACAACCCACCCTTTTTCAGGGTTTGTCGGGAATTCCCTTGCACGTACAAGGCCTTTATACACCATAGGACTGCATACGTATGCAGTTTCAAGTGAAGTCAGGACGATAACCGCCCGATTCCGGACGGCGCGCTGGACTTCTGGAGCCAAGGACTCTTCATCCGTTATTTCTTCACTGACCTCGTTCGGGAAAAGGATAATCCTGTTCCCGGTAATGGGGATATTGAGGGTTAAAACGGTTGATTGAAGGTTCTTCAGATACGGCATATGCTAGTTTTCTTCCATATACATAACTGTAACCACGTCCCCGGCTTCTACAATCCCATCAAAGCCAAGTCCGGTCCAAATGAGTCGATCATTCACAAGATCCATGGAATAGTCTATTCCGGTAGTGACGCCGGGGGCACCCTTAACGATAACGAGATTATCTGTGAGGGTTGCCGGGGTTGAAGGCAAAACAAACCATTTATTTAGGATATCCGCCGCGTCAAGGGTCTTTGTGTAGATGATATACGGTGATCCGCCGCCGTTATCCTTGAGCCAGTCAATAGCCCCTTGGACATCCATGGCCGGGATTGCGGATACCGAGTTGTCATAGGGGACTTCATCCGCGTCCTGCATATTCAGGGCGTCAAGGAATTCCCACACATGAACGCCAAGGGCAAGTCTAACCCAGTAGAGCCCGTTACCACTTGGCGCTCCAGCCTTTTGACGGACGATATATATGGTTTTGACCTCTAGTGTTGCTGGGTCTGGGAGTTCAGCGTAAGTGTCTACCGCGCCATCAATACCAAAGATAGCGGCAGTAACGGCATCCGATGTATCATCAAATGCATTTTTAATTCTCAGTTGAAGGCTGTCAAAGGCCTCAAAGATAGCCGGGCGTCGGCCTTCGATCATTTCAAAAGGAATAAGTGTAAACCATGTCTGTGCCATGATGACCTCCGGCTAGTATAGAAAAAACTCTGGGGGCGGAAGTTCACCCCCAGAGCGTGGGTCAGCTTAGGCAATCGGGGTGTTGGTCTGAAGAACAAACACCGCATGAGCGATACGATCAATAGCCGCCTTGAGCGTAACCGGATCAGGATCCGCCCACTCATCGGGAGCAGCAACAGTCAAAGCGTTCGCGTCCGAGACCACATCAGAGATGGACTTGGCGCTGACAGCGACATCCGTGGTGTCATTACCGATGATCAGCATATCGGCTGTGAGTACGTCAGAGGTCGTGACAAGATTGGTCGGAATCGGCATACCAGTAGCAACCCAAGCCGCACCAGCCCAGAACACTTCATCACCGGCCTCAAACGACTGACCAGTAACCGCGTCGGTAGCCGCGCCGGAGACCGTATAGAGGCTACCTGTGGCGATAGTACCTGCGGTGTGAAGGGCAGCAAACGCAGCGGTGTTCACAATATCACCCTTGTACGTGATAACACCGTCAACCAGCGAGTCAGCCACGTCATCGAAAGCCAATTCCACCTTGTTTTCAAGCGCGTCGAACGTTGCCACCAAGGAGCTCTTACCGCGAGTATCCGCGACCACCGTAGGAGCCTTAACAAACCAAGTCTGTGCCATGATGATTCTCCTTTTATCCTACAAAGTTACTCAATCGGCTGTACCCGTCCTACGGGTTCCCAAGCCACTAATGTTTTCAGATAATTCAACCGCCTTAGTACACCTGAATCTTCACGGCATCGGAACCCCACATCGTTCAGGATACTTCTTACCTTTTCTGCCGAAATTGTTGCCAGTAACTGCTTTAGATCATTTGTCAGGGGCTGGCCTACCAGTCCTCTCAGGGGTAACGAGGATATGAACCTACAGTCATTCCGCTTCGGGAAGGCATAACCGTTATCTATGGCATAAACCCTTCCGGAAGTGTCCATGAGCCAGTTCTTGGCGTGCCGATCTACATTACCTATAAGTATATCGAATGCGACAAGCCGGTGCATCCACGGGTTACTTAGTGCTCTAGTGTAGTCATACCCGAAGTTGTGCTTCCAATAGCTTCCCGACTGGGCTTGTGTCCATGCCTGTAGGGATCCTGCTCCGTGTCCGGGGACTTCCCGCCATACCACCGGGGGTACAAGGTTGAACCCACAACAGAGGTCAAGGTTATATGCCAAAAGCTCCCGTTTTGCCGTCGGAATATACAGATCCATGGCTTCCCGGAAGTATTTACCCTCTTTGGCATTGACCTTTTGTGACTTGAACACGCACCGGTTAGCGAAAATCGGGGGCTTTTCCATGTCAGTATTGAGGCGGACTTGGAACGGAGACCGGTCTTTCTCGTTATACCGCATTATCTGTGTAATAGGTGAAAGACGCATGGCAAGCTGGAATCTGCCATGGTCGGTAATGGACAACAGGGGGGTAGTTGTCACACCACCACCCCTGTTGTTTACATTGACTGTGCTATTCTGTGATTCAGTCATCCGTTTTGTCTTCGTCCATTCCAAGATCAACGTCGAAAGAATGCGTGTGTCCGTCCGCTTTGGTCAGAAGTCCAATCTCTTTGACATCATGAGTATGGTCAAAGACCGTTTCTACCCATGAATCTCCAAGAGTTTCATCTTCCAGAACAATAATCCGTACCCGGTGGGCATGGGGATCTTTTCCGTCTTGCGAAGAGATTGACCCATATAGCCGGGAGTCTCGTGGCTGATCCAGTTCATAGTTCTTGCTGTCCGCGCCAGCCGCATCCGTTCCATAATCGGGATGAATCTGGTCTGTACCCTCGGGGCCACGGGCGAAATAGGCTACTCTGTCATAAACAGATACCAATTTCCACATATTGTGCCCAAGTTCATTGAACGCTTTGTCCTGATCGTTCGGGCTCATGTCGCGCAGATCAACGATCTTGTAGTCAAAATAACCCATGAAAGTAACCTCCTATTGGCTGTTACTTCGTAGCCTTTTGACTCCACGCGCCAATCTGATTCGGGCTGAGTCCGACCTGACCACCCGTACGGGCGACCGATCCGGCAACAGCGGGACCATAACTGACCTGACCGCGAGCCATCTGGACCACGGTGGACTGCATGTTCTCATTGCCTTCGCGGGCGAGATTGCCTTCATCACTACCGTTGGCATCGGGAACACCCTGAGCTGCCGCGCCGGGAATGTTCGAGGGAACACTCTCTGCCTTGGGCTCAACCATCGAACCCGGAAGCGCCTTGGAAAGGGTCATGTTACCGCTACGGGCAACACCGCTCTTGGAAACCGGAGTCGAACCCTTACCGCTACGTGCATAACCTGCTTTACCCATGTTTGTGACCTCCTAATAAGGACGCTTTACCGTCCACCTATACTGATTCAATCCTAAGACACCCAAAGACTTCTCTACAGCGTTCTTTGGTTTTACCGCAAATGTTATATGGAATTCGTGGTCACCCTTCATCTTCGGAGTTAGATTGTAGCTTGACCGCAACTGCTCTAGCTCCGGCGAATCTACCACGATAAACCAAGCCGCTTCCATTGCATCCCATCCCTCGGGAACCACCTGACAGATATTTCTCAGTGTAAAGGGAAATGACATTCCAAGTTCTTTGATACCAGCTCCAACTTGCTTTACTTCGTCTTCATCAAAGACCGAAATATGGGCATCATTATCGTCATAAGTCATTTCATCCGTTCTGTTTGCGTTAAATACAGAACGTTTGAAGTCTTCCGAGACCTTCAGGAGTATCCAAGGATCCGGGAGTTCCCCGAGAATAAGGACGCCCGACATGGCTACTTTGTCTGAAATGATTTGCATGTCACCCATTATACAATCCCATACGATATATGATCTGTTTCGCCGGAGGGTTCCGCCATATCGGGATACCGCAAAATAATTGTACTATCCTTCAAAATATACGGCAGTTTATTACCATCCTTGAGAATAGCGTCTCCGGGGCCTTTACCATCCAGCTCTACCCCTTCAAGACGTTCTTCGATGCCTTCCTTATCTCCCGATTTTACCATACACTTACGGAAGTAAGTCTTCGTGACCTTACCACGGGGGTAGAGGTCTATCGTGGCACCTTGAACCCCTAGTGGCTTCCAGTTCAAGAGCTGGACGTTATCCCCGAGCTTGATCCGATCTGGTCTGACACCCGCTGGGGCTTCCCTACCGTTTTTGCGGATAAGAATGCCGCCAGTGGCGTCACTAATAACTTCCGCGTTCTGGGTCAAAGCCTGTGCAAGTGCCTGTTCACACGCTTCATCAAGTTGGATATTAAAGTACCCATGCTCAGTTAGGGTACGCCTAATGGCGTCCACACCTGACTTCTGGACACTTGAATCCTTTGGCGTTAGAGCTGAGATAGGATCAAAAGTCGGCATAATTCACTCTGGGAAGAACTTGGCAACGAGGCTTTCCAAAGACTTCTCCGTGGTTTCTTCCTTGGATTCTGTTGATTCATCCGTAGTGGTTTCATCACCCTGAGCCGGAGCAAGACTCCCGCCGGAAGTGAAGTCAGAAGCACCCATCGCATCCTTTTCAAGACCCACAACCCCAAGGATACCCTTGGACACATAGATAACCCGTTCGGAACCCGGAACACAATCCGTACCCTTGAAGCAGTAGAACGTATCGGACTCTTCGCAATGGCTAATCGGAATGCACTTGGTCATGAGCCATTGACTGCATACGTCTGCACTCTTGAAGGTGCTCTTGGAGAACCAAATCTGTTGAAGGTGGACTTCCCGCGACTTGGCAAGGAATCCCGACATTTCAAGGCACTGACCCGTGTACTGGCTATCTTGGAAGTCTTGTGCCTTGACCGCGTTCAACTTGTTACCGCAATAGGTGCATTCCTTGCGATCACCGGCCATCCGTGGGAACCACTTGAGCATCATGTCGCCGCAGCAGGGGGAAAACTCTTTGGAAACCGTAATACCAAGCCGACCGGCCAAAATTGAATCATTCATTGTGTGTCTCCTGTTTACTTCCCTAACATGGGTTGTAGAAATAGTCACAAGTGGCACAGCCTACCTGTGATTGTGCATAAACTTATTGTACTAATGGCTTTCCGACAAAACAACTATGGCATAATTCCATTTATGCCGAAATTCTTAGGAACTGCAATTCTTGTTGTTATGTCCTTACCCAAGATAGCCGCCACATTGACCCTCTTTGCATGGAACATAGCCTGCTTATCTTCTTGGGAGCGGAGGTCTTCAAGACTTACGCGGTGTGCATCTTCCCCGAATAGGTTCTCAAACTTCCAGTCCAAACAAGCACACATAAGGGAATCCGGCCCGTGATCGTCTATCTTTAGGGCTTTTCCGGTATCATCTGACCGGTATTTCTTCAACTGTTCGATAAGCACCCCTAACTCCCGGTTGATCTTCATACGCCGGAATATCATGTATTTTGCCACGTTTGAGATACCGATATTCTTGTAAGTACCGAAATCTACTGGGTTTACCTCAAAACCAGCCTTTCTTAGGTCGGCATTGTTAAACGGGTGGGATCGGTCACAATAGATCTTAAGAGGCTTCCGGTATTTCTCTGTCCACTCATTAAGAAGGATTACCACGTCCGACACCAGTTTATGATCCCAGAACACGGCTTCATGCACGGTTATGCACTCTAACCGACGTTCTACCAAGGTGATAGCCAAGGAGTTCTTTGACTGAATACCCCAGTCGATTCCTACATGGAGTTCACCGTCTTCAGACACCGCTGTTGGGTCAATAAGGGATTTCTCTACTACTTCTGGTCCATAGATAGAATTGCTGTAGTTTGGCCTTTCGCACGAAAACTCAGTTGAGAATACGTCTGTTCCTATATTCATCCGCATCGCGGCTACGATTTTGTCATAAGACTCCCAGCCCTGAGATGTCCTAGCTTGACCATGGCACCATGCCCACCCTATTTGAACCTTTCTACCCCTATCATCCATTGTGAATTCTGGTGTAGTAAGGTCGCACTTTTCACAGTAGCAGAGTGCTTTAGGATCCTCTGGGGTTGCTTCTTCAAGGCCGCGCTTACAGGGAAGCATAGTATCAAACACATTCCATTTAACCCGTGTAAATCCTTTTTCGGGTGCATTATCCCAGTATTCTTGGAAGAGGCCCGACGGGAGATGGAAGGTAGAGAACAGGAGAATGATTGCTTCTTCTTCTGACAAGACCGTCTGTAAGGCTGCACGGAATGCTAATTCGACACGGGCGTCTTCCTGACACACTTCGTCAATAGCCAGAGTAGACATGTGCTTACCACGGACCTGTTTCTCAGTTCCGGGGCGACAATTTGAAAAGATCACATAAGGGGCACTGAAAGACGGATCGTTGTCTACAGAGATATCGTGAACAGGCCCGCTATAAGCAAACCGTTCAGTCTTCGTAACAGGTCTTAGGATAAGATCTTCCGTGAAAAATCCGGTCTGCCTAAAGCTGTTCGGTGTTACAGTCTTAAACGTTTCGTGAGTCAGCTTTGCTATTGCCAGAGCGTCCTTGCCTGAAAATCTGATCTGATACATCGGCCTTCTTTTATAGGTCACACCTTTTAGAGTGCTATGCCCGAAGTCATACTTGTGTATATTTGGGAGAAAGCCAAGCCTTTGTGAAATCAGCATGATGATCTGTGCAATATGTGGTGAAACGGTCTTGTAAGACCCCTCACTTTTGTAGTATTCACAACCATTTTTGACACAACGACTCTGTGTGATACTACCATCGCCGCAGAACATCCCCGCCAAGAGCTGTTCAAGGCATTCATCAGACGCCTTTTCTAGGTACTCAAGCGGGATTCTCTTTGTGTCTTTCTTTCCGAAGTCTCGGATAATACGCTCAAAACCAGCATTACTAAAGGACACCCGTAGGGTAGTTTTATCTTCTTTTATAGCTACGTGTGAGCCAATATTATCTTCCACTATACACTTAACATCAAGCGCATATGGTATCTCTGTTTTGTTAAAAGAGAATATGATTCTTCTTTGTGACCGGCATCCTTCTGCAAGCCAATACCCAAGAAGTCGATACATATCAGGATTTAGCGATACATTCCCTTTTTTATCAGCCCTCTTGTCAGAAAATTCGTACCAGTCAAGAGCAATATCTTCAGGGCTTGTTTTTACTCTTGGAGAGCATACGAGGTCATCAACCGTTAAGTCACCGGCTGCTATCCACTGTGGCTGGAAATCATAAGCATTAAAGTGTTGCCACCCATAGGCGCGCTGCTGCTTTTTCTGCTTGTCGGTCAGTTTGACAGCCCAGATCTTATGATCCGCTGTTGTCTTTACAGGTGGAGCTCCTTTTACAGTCAAAGACACGCATTCTTCTGTCTTTTGGTGTGTAAAAACGTGTGATACCTTGTTAAACCTTCCGTCCTTTGAGAGTACAGCATCACCAACAGCGATGTTCTCTATCGGGGTTAACCCGTTCCCACTATACACCTCAGTTCCGGGGAGGAGGCAAAAGAGCTTCACACCGTTTCTCAGGCGGGTTTCTTCCTTGAGAGGTTCATCAGTAAGAAGCCCCGCTGACAAACCGGGGATGCACCCCCAGAATTGGCATACATAATGGTATACTACCTTGGACTGTTCACCAGAACCCGAGATATCCAGAACAGACCGCTTATGGTAGATCATGAGTAGCCAGATCAGTACGGACGCGCCAAGTGACCCGCCGCCACCACGGGGCTTCCAGACAATGACCTTCTTGGAGCGGAGAAAGAATACATCACAGATAAAGGGCTTTATCTGGGCGATTACCCGGAAATACCGACGTTTACCGTCCTTGGTAATATAAATGTTTGCTTCAAGGAATGACATTAAGTCTGTATCTTGACGGTACTTGTATTCGGAATCTGTCTCTTCTTCTTCCGCTTTCTCCCGCGTCCACCCGTCGGGAAAGTCCTCTCCGGGTGCAGACGTATGCAGTCCTTGGATATCATAGGTGGGTACGCCGGGTTTATAATTCTTCGGGTATAGCAAATCAGGCATCCCATATGTACCGGGATGCCCGACTGCCTCCTTTTCGCGGATTGCTTTATCTATGAGCACCAAGTCCCGAAGAAGTTCCTCTTCAGACTTATCTTCAGCCGACATCGTACACCTTTATTCTGATTGTGAACCAAACGGGGCACCGGGGTTAAAGCATTCGCTGATATCCATTTGGACCTTGCTGTGTGCCTTACCCGCGACGGGAACCGAGGTAAAATAGTCTTCCGCTTCCGGGAGCTCTTGATGCCCGTTACCACCACAGGTCTTGCCTTCAAACTTACCGGACGTGAAATGAAGCTCATTACGCCCCTTCGCGCCGTGGAGAACACTATCTTGGTTATACTTCTTACCAAGGGCATTCAAACCCGGCTGGGATTTCTCGTCCTCATGGGTGATAAAGAACGCGATCTGGTTCTTATCAGTATCTTGGAACGCTTCCGGCTCTTCGTGGAAGACAAGAAAGCTGGGTTCTTCACCACCGTAATGACCTACCACTTCGGTATACTTGAATCCAAGTTTGTCCAGATCCTGCCGGAGCTGTTCATGACGTTCCTTGAACTTCGGATCGGTCGGATCCAAGTTGGCTTCATCCGCATTATTCGGGTTACGTCCAGCGGAGATAACGGAGTAGAACCCATCAGACAGGACGGTATTCAACTGCTCTTTGCTCAGGGTAATCTGGTTAGGCGACTTGGGCTGCTTAATCTGACCGTCTTTGGAGTCATCCTTACCACCGGAATCGCCACCGGAGGCTTTGGAGTCCGTACCGCTGGACTTCTTCTGTGCGCCCTGAGAGTCACTACCTTGTTTGGCTTGACCAACATCGGCGTTATTGCCGCCACCGCCGGGAGCATCTACCGGGATAATCTGGTTTGTCTTGGGGTCATGGTCCCACCACGTATTATCGACGTGCTTCCATGCCTTGTAGATGCTACCTTCGTCCAGCGTTGCAAACCGATCCTTGTTGAATGTCTCATCATCCGACACAGCTTCAGAAAACATGGTCAGTGCAGAAATAGCCGTCTTCAGCGCGGTAGAGCATTCATCAACGACATCATAGATATTCTTTTCGTCAGCCGTGTTAATCCAGTCCGATGCGGAATCAATACGATCCCGGACGGCGTTTGACTGCTCCGCCGACTTGGTAAGGACTACGCCAGTCGTGGTTTGGAGAGAATCGATCATGCTTTCCAGATACCAACAGCTTTTCCGGATTTCGTTTGCCGCGCCAATTGGATCCCGGCGGGACTTGGCAATATTCGCCCTGTTAAGGTGTTCCGTTGCGGAATGACCAAGACCACGGATTTGTTCTCCACCCTTGATACCCTTGCTGAGGGATTTACCAAACAGCCCGGCAAAGGATTTACTGTCTTTTGTAAACATTATCGGCCTCCAAAAATGTTATTCATCTTGGCAGCAATAGATTCTCCGTCGGCTACCTTGTCTTCTGATAGATAAGTGTTATCCTCAGAATCATACTGTTCAGCCGCTTTTTGGATAGCTACGCCGCCCTGTAGGAGCTTTTCACGTTTGTCCATGAGCTCACTATACTGGCCGCCAAGGATAGAAGTTGGCGGGGTTGCCTGTTTATGGATCCTTGTGGCAACACTCGCAACAGTCCTTGGGCTTTCCTTCTCACCGATAGCCTCTTCAATTGATTTGAGGGCTGCGGTCATGAAGTCGCCTTCGCCAAGAGTCTTCGTCTTGGTAACGTCTTTAAGAAACACTTTTACTTCCACGGTTTCCCCGCAATGGGGGCAATCAAACTTTGCCACGGCGGATATCCTTTGTAAACTTGTCCAATGATGTTAATGCCTTAGATAACTCACTCTGAGTAGGCATTGTACCACGAGGTTGTTGGATTTCAGGTTCATTATCCAGAACCATGTCCGAAGGGAGTTCAGGTGCCTTGGGCATCTTGGGAACCCTTGGGGTTGCCGCCTTTACCGGAGCGGGCTTCGGCGCGAAGTCAAACTGGGTTTGAT